TTTACTTGGAGTCTCCACTTTTTTCCTTTGATATGTGAAACAACGTCGCACTCTTCGTGTTCTCCAAGAGCCATACCATTACTAGCGTAGGCTCTCAGAGTTTTGTACCCTAAATTTTCTAGGATACTCACGACGAGTCTTTCGACCCTATTCCCTTTATTCTTCGAGGGATGGGTCATTAACTAGGAAATAAAGTGGTAGGTAGGTCTAGTTTGTAGCGAGCAAACTTAATCCTACTATTCTTTTTCTTAACTATTTCAGTATGGAACTTATAACCATCTTTCTTTAGGTCGCATATAATCGCCGCGAGTCTCATAGACCCGAACATCTCATATGCCTCCGCAGGGGTTATAGACTTGCCCGTCTCTAAATAATCCCTAACCTTTTCTTTTTTGGTTTTTTCTCTTTTACCATATTCTCTAATCTCGCTCATTTTATCACCTCTCCGTCAAAAGTGTCCATTACCTTATCTAGTAATTCCCCTTGTTGTTGTTTTTGTAACTCAGGGTCTATCTTAGGTGCTACTGTTTCTGCTATGCTTATTAATCCCTCTAGTTCTTCAATAGAGCAATCAACAAAGCCTTTGTTTCCAAGTTCAGAAGTCTTCAGTTCGATGAACTTCTTTACTCCCATACGCTCAGACAATCCCGTAAGAACCAATGCAAGTTCTTTCTTTTTGTTGTCTTGTGCCAAAGGAGACATACCACCATTTTTGATAGGCTTTAATGCTGAATCTTTATTAATTACCTCGCCTATACTTTTAGTCGTAGAGTCTTCACTTTTAGTCGTAGAGTCTTCCTCTGCTAGAGGTTTAGGTAATGGAGTGTCCTCTATACCTTCGTGTCTACCAACGTCTATCCTATGTCTTCTGTTCTTTTCTGCTTGTGCATATTCCCTAGTCTCATCGTCTGTTTTATCACGACTTAATAACCATTCGATATAAGTGGCAGGCACTTCATCCCAAGACTTCCCTTTGTGCTTTCCAAACCCTATTTTCTCAGGCGTAGAGGTGCTAGCACCGCCGCGGGAAGGATTTTCTCCGCTAGCATTTTGCTGTACTAGAGCATTTGCTACCTCATCGGCTGAAGCATACTCTTCACCGCCTAAACCAATACTCGCTAATGCTCTACCGATTGCTGATGTTTCGCAGTTTTCTAATGCGGAAGTATCATTAATTCTTCCTCTGCTCCTATCTTCCTCGGCAAAACCCGTTCCAATTAAAGAAAAATCAGGTTGTATAGCATCGTTACTTACTTTGATTGTAGCCTTTACTTGGACAATATTATCTTCGTCCTTTATTATTTCAGTTCTAATCTCAGTATGAACTTTCTGCTCTTTTTTTCCGAACTCTTCATAGAAGAGACCTATTCTCTCCGCAACAGTTCTATATTCTTTTCCGTGTATATTTACGGGCATTATGCCACCTCCTTATGACCATCGTCGTCAATAGGGGAATGGTCTTGTTCTGTTATTTCGGCTGAAACAAGGGTTAGTTCAATTTCGTCAATAGTAAATCGCTCATCATCGTCACTACCCAACTCTAGTTCTCTTAAAACATAGTCGAACTCGTTTTCATTTGAAAAGTTGTCTCTGAACCAACTTCTTTCTAAGGTTAGTTTCTTCATTTTAACTCCTTTGTTATTGTGTTTTTACTTTAAATAGGGATTTCTCTACAATATCCCAATCCTCTGGTGTAAAACCCGTGTCTTTGACAAACTTAATTATCGCTGACTTGCTAGGTTTTCTCACTTCTTTGATTAATCCAAACTCGTTATTTTTGTCGTTCTCTTCGCACCATTCAATTAATTTCTTTTCACTACCTGAGTGGATATGTTTGGTTGATTTGCGGACAGATACAGTTCCGTTGGAAAATTTCATAGTTTTTTGTCCGTTTGATTCTAGGTATGAGCGAAGAATGTTCCTTTTATATTCTAGGTTTTTCTCGGCTTTTTTTATTTCTTGGTCGTAAAACTCAAGGCTAGCCTCCCTTCGTTCTTTTAATCTATCAATATTGCCTTCAACAAATTGATAAGAATAAAGAATCTTCTCTACATTCTTATCATCCGCTACTATTTCCTTTTCGTCGCTAGGGTCAGCATACTCCCTAAAGTCACTATCATCAAAGTGCTTTTGTTCATCTTTGAATACTTTAGTATCACTTATGTTTCCCATTATTATTGTTCTCCTTTTCTCTGATTAGTTTCGCTCCACATTGATTACAGAGAATATCAAAGCCGTCGTTTTTTACATCTATGGCTTGTGGATAGTGTATTGTGTCTCCCTCACATCTTTTACATCTTCCAAAATCAAATTGAAATGTTGGTAGATTCAGTTGCTCTGCTATCGTTGATGTTTGGGTTATCCATTTTTGTAATTGTTTCAAGTCTTCTACTTGAATTACTATCTTCATACTTAATTACCTCTGTTTTATTACCGATAATTTGCACCTCTCCATTATGAAGGACGACCTTTCCGTCAGCCTTATAGTGAGTTACTCCGTCTATAACTACCCTAACTCCCATCGCTCCGTGTGACATAACTGTACCATATAAAGTAGAGTTCGGAACGTGAAAACTCTCTCCCTTATTAAGCGTGCAGAGGTGTATTCTTTTATTGTGTTTTGCTATCATTTCTATTCCTTATATCTTCACTCCGTGAAGAGATATAAGGAATAGAAGATACCATTCGCTTTTTGATGTAGGCATCGTAAGATGACTCTGGTATCTTCCAAGCACCGCCATCGTGAAAGCCTTGCAGTTCTCCCGACTTTAATCGACGGCGAATTGTGTAAATAGAGCAGTTAAGGATATTAGCAACCTCGCTAACGCTTAACATTTTTTCTAAGTGCATATTTTTCTCCTGTTGATTGAGTTGAACTTAGCAACGCTTACCAATACCTGTCAAGTCCTATTTTATCGTTTTCTCCAAATGCGATAAAATTGTTTTCCTAGCCTTTAAAACCTCTCCGTCAGCCATACAAACTCCGTCGTGAATATTATATGGAACAATTTGAAAAAGTCCATTTCCTTCCTGATAATGAACTAGTGCTAAACCTTGTTGCCAATCATTTCTAGTCTGGTACGCGGGAACTACTCCGTCTATGCGTGCGACTGTTCCGGGCGAGTATACCACATAAGTTTTTATTCCCCCTCTCGGATGAACTGTTCTTTGAGCCATTTCGTGTCTATGAATGTGACCTATTATTTCAGAGTTTCTAGCATCGTTTAGCATTGCTGACGCTGTTTTTCCTCCACCTTTTCGTGCTAGTTGTCCGTGGTGAACTCGAAGATTGTCATTAATCCAATATTCTCCATCTGGATATGGACCGCAATACTCGACACCAAGTTCGTCAAGTGCTAGCAGAGTTGGAACAGTAAGCACCTGTCGCTCTGGTTCGTTAGCAGGCTTTAAATTATACGCGGCAACTATATTCTTAACTACCGCCTTTGCCATCCTTAGTTCGTGATTTCCCTCAATGTAAATCATTTTTTCACAATATTGTCTAAGTTCTTTTATCCACCAGTACAACTCGTTGATACTGGGTTGTGTCGTCCAATAAAACTCTGGGCTAATCATAAACTTATCCGACCATTCAGGTAGGTCTAGCATATCACCTAGCAGTATAATCTCATCTGGTTGGTGTTTTTCAGCCATTTGTAGACAAATATCCAATGCTTTTCTATCGTGAAAAGGGTCTAGGCTTCCATCTTCAAAAGATTTTCTAAACCCTACTTGTGCATCAGGTATAATTAATGCCGTCCTATCCTTGCATTTTTTTGCCTTTCTTGGTTTAGGCTTATATACTATCGGTCTTATAGTTTTTATCGTAGGAAACTCGACTACGACGGGTAGTTTTCGCACTAGCCACGCCTTTACTTGAAACAATGGTCTATGAACAATGGTCTCACCCATTTTCATAGCGACCTCCCACTTGTTCACGACGTATCTTTCTACGTCCCAAATCTCAGTATCGACATCACAGGATGCTAGCAAGTCATCTAAAGTAGCAGGATTATCCTCTCCTCTATAGTCAAGAATTGCATAATTCCCGTGAGTTTCAAAATTATGACCACTTGCTTCGTCATCATCCTCTATATCTTTTGTAGTGGACTGATAATAAGGATTCTTCTTGCCTTCGTCTAATAGATTAGGCTCTAAGACTTGTTTTTTTCTTCTGTATTTACTTGGACTAAGAGGTATTCGGGGATTTACGGATAGAGTACCGCTTCTTTTTTGAGAACGAATAGACTCTAGTGTGAAATTATACTCAGGATACCTTCGATTGAGTATTTCACAGCATTTGGGATATGTATAGCCTCTCTCTAATAGGTTGGATACTTCTTCTTTTAGGTCATCTGTCCATTTTATGTAGTGACGATGTGGTTTTTTGGTCTTTGCCATATGGATTACTCTTCATCTTTCCTCCTACTTTCCGCATCTAGGAACTTCTCTACAGTTCCCTTCCCCAACTCGGTGTTATAATAGACTTTCCAGTAATTTGCAAATCCTAAACTATCACCAAATCGAGGTAATGCTTTAGGAACTCTTCTGTAATGGACTCTGCACATACATATTGCAAAAGCAATATTCACTTCTAATAGATACCCAAGTTCCTCCTTAGAATATTCTATCCACATTGGATTTATCATAGCCGCATCCGCAATAGACCTTGCTAACCTCTTTCTATATGATACATAATTCTCTACTATATCATAACAAGTAGCAGGTTCAATTTGGAAGAATGATTTTGCAGGACCATTCCCTAGTTGCTTTAAGTAGTCGTAGTTTGATTCGACTAAGCCTGTTAAATACACCAACTCGACTGCACTTTTAGAGTGATAGCCGAGTCGATGCAAAACTTGGTCTATAACAGACTTTATCTGGGATTGATTCACAAACTAGTTTAGCAATAGTTACCAGTAAAAAGCAATTATTTTATTAGACACCCAGTTTTTTGAAAAAGAATGTTTTAATTAATTTCCATAATGCTAGCATAATTTTCCTCTCTGTCTCCTCACTTAGAAGAGGAATATCTACGTCTGCATTAATTTCAGCAATTAGTTCATCTCTGTTTTCGTCAGAAAATAAATCTTCCGCTAAAGAGTTCATTAATCCTTTTAACATTTGCTACTCCTTTATTTGCTTCCAAAAACCTTAGAGAAGAAACCCTTTTTCTTCTTCTTGCCTTTTTCGGAAAGTTTTTTTCCTTTCTTTTTCTTCTTCTTTTTAACCTCTTCCATATTGTCAAGACTCATACTTGCTGAGTTTGCAGTAGGAACAGCACCAAAAAAAATCACAACAGAAAGAATACCTTTTAATATTGTTTTCATTTTATATCCTTATTAGTGACGACCATTAATGCGACTTACAGACCCTTTGACCTCCATCATAACGTCGCTTAAATCATTGATTTCTTTAACCATATCTTCGTGTCTTCTATCTCTTGTTTCATCGCTACGATTCCATCTATCTAAAAATTTCAAAACAATAGATTCTATATTTTCAATATTCTTTGATTGACCCTCGTTTTCTATCTTTAACGCTTCAATAGCCTCCGCCTGTTGCTCCGACCTTTTAGCATTTTGATACACCATAAAAACAAACATAGCACCGACAACTCCAATCATTCCCGCCTCGGAATATAATTCTAGGAACTCTGCCATTTGTTCTTCTTCTTTTTCTTAAGCCATTTTTTATTATACTCATCTGCTGTTGTTGGTTCTGCTAGCACTTCCATACATTTATCGCATATGCCAGAGCGACTCATTGTTGGTGAGTCGCATTCGTGGCACATAAATGGGGTAGGCACTAGAAGGGCATATCCCCGTCAGACGATGGCTTGTAGTCATCGTGCTTCGCATAGTGTGTTTTACCATTTTGAGACGGGCTTCTTCGTCTTGAAATGGTAATATTCACCCAACCTTTACTGTCGGCAAGTTCTCGTAGTTCATCAACTCCAAACGCACAGTTTAGAACAGAGCCACCATCTTCAAATACCTTTTCTCTGATATAGCACTTATCAATGAACTTATTTTCTTTTTTTTCTCTCACTTATTTTCTCCTTTTACTTGTCCTTGTTTTTCTTCCCCCAACTAAAGGGGTTGATATTAAATTCTTTTTCATAGAACGCTACTTTCTCTGCCAACTCTTCTCGTTCAGCCCTCTCTTCCACGATATGTTTACTAACCAAATCCCTAATTTGCTCATTTGCAGTAACAAGACTGTCTTCAAGGTTTCTAATCCTTGTTTCAATTTGCCAATAACCATAAACTAATCCTGCTACTAGTACGCAAATTTGGATAAGCCACTTAAAGTTAATAGTGATAGCCATTGAATCTCCAATAACTTCACCTCTATAACTTCTAGCACCATTATTTTCCATTACCTATAAGGCTCTCCAGAGACCCATTGTACAAGGCTTTTTCTTTCTCCAGATATTATTGGAGTAACCCTATGCAGGTAAAACGAAGGAAAAAATACTGCACCGCCTTTGCTTAATTCAACAATTTCGTTTGTTTTTCCAAACTTAAATTCGACATTTCCACCGACAAAATCATCATTTAATGCACAAATTACACTTATTTTTCTATGATTTATTCCATTTGCCATAATATCTAAGTGCCAATCGTAATGTCCATTCGGAGATTCGTAATGCGTATACTGAGCATTATCTACAAATCCTTCAATTTCAAAATTCCACAATTCTTTATTTGCTAGGCTAACTGCATCCCATACCTTATCATAAAGCCAACTTTCTTCAAAAGGAACCCATTTATTCTTACTATCTCTATATGAAGTATCAGAACCTGCTATAATTGTACTGTTTTCATACTCTATATTGGCTACAGAGGTCTCTAATTTGTCTATTTCGGAGTTATTTAAGAAATTTGGATACATATACCATTTGTCAAAAATAACGCCCCTATACGGCTTATGTACGCTTTCCCAATTATCTGTCATTTTACCTCCCAACCGCAAATTGTCCAACCTGCATCACATCCTTGTAACAAAAAGATACAAAAACAGGTAAATACTATCGCCAAGCCAATAGCCCGTGCTAGGTCCATATCTACTTTATTCATACCTCATCCTCATCTGGAGACACCCATTGTTCTGTTGCCATCAATGCTAGCACCTCTTCATTTGTCAATATGTTAGTTATACTAGCCAAAAAATCTGGCTTAGTTCCTTGATATGAAAGGTAGCAATATTCGTTGTTATTATCCCAACGTATTCCATTGTTTTCCATATCGCTTATATTTGGATTCTCATTTACTTGAGAATAGTCAATATCCATAGCATCAAATTCTTCCTTAGATAATATTGCATATCTCCTGTTTGGACTAGTACCCATAATCTCCCTTTTCTAAATTCCAAATTTGTGCTACTTCTGTGCTACTTAACGCACCCTTCCACATTGCACAATGACCTATTCTACCATTAAAAGCATTTGCCGTTCCATATGACCTTTTACCAAACATCATATTAGCAGTATTAGCACCCATATTAATAGTAATAGCACTACTACTTACGTTTGTATTATTTCTATATACGTTTGAGTCGTGCTGACTTTTACCACTATCCCAAGGACCAATAGTCCAAACGCAATGATACCAAGTGTTATTATTCCAACCGCTAGTAAATTTATTTTGATTAGTGCTAGAGCCACCACCAGTAAAAGCAACAGGACCAAACGTCCCATTTGACTTTTTCTTTACTTGCCACATTCTTTTAGAGTTTCCTTGGTCATCTCCATTCCAAACAACCCCATTATGATTAGTGTCTGTCCTGAACCACATACTTAATGTTAATCCGTCATCTTCTATATCAATCCATCTATTATGTATAAGTTCTATATAATCATTACTCCCGTCATAATCAAAATATCCACCATTGCTTGTGCTATGAGTAGGACCATTGATAGTTCCTTCTATCATATAATCATTATCCATAGGCATCAAGTCACCAGAGCCTAAATAACTTCCATCATTGACGTTATACCTAACTCTTAAATTTGCTATATCTGGTAAATCATAGTATTCCCATATAGTAGTACCATCTAATACGATTTTATGAACCTCTGACCCATCAAATGTAGAGGTCATTGTTCCGTGACCTAAATTATAATCAGCCATTATGCTACCTTACGTTGTAATAGTTAAGACTTTAGTTCCAGAATTATATGAATAGGTTGCTCCTACTGCTCCTTGAGGTCCAGTAGGTCCAGTAGGTCCAGTAGGACCTGTCGGTCCTGCACTTCCATTACTACCCGCGGGTCCAGTTGGTCCTGTAGGTCCTGTAGGTCCTGTTGCTCCATCATCCCCATCCGCTCCTGCGGGTCCTGTAGGTCCTGTAGGTCCTGTAGGTCCAGTTCCACCTGCGGGTCCTGTTGGTCCAGTAGGTCCAGTAGGTCCTGCGGGTCCAGTCGAACCAGTTAAGTCTGATTTCTCTGACCAACTGCCACTCGCTTTAAAATAAATTTTTTCAGTACCTGAATGATATGCGAAGTCTCCATTCTTTCCTGTAGGTGATGTTGGAGCACTTAAAGAGGTTGAAAAGTGCCACGTTGCTCCATCATCTCCATCTGAACCACTTGGTCCTGCAGGTCCTTGAGGTCCCGTAGGTCCTGTTGGACCAGTCGCACCATCTGAACCATTGCTACCTGCGGGTCCTGTCGGACCTGTCGGACCTGTAGGTCCAGTAGCCCCATCGTCTCCATCTGAGCCACTAGGTCCACTAGGTCCAGTTGGTCCTGTAGGTCCTGTTGGTCCCGTTGGACCTGTAGGTCCCGTAGCACCATCGTCCCCGTCAGAACCTGCGGGTCCACTAGGTCCCGTTGGTCCAGTAGGTCCCGTTGGACCTGCGGGTCCCGTAGGACCAGTTGAGCCAGTTAAATCTGAAACCTCACTCCAAGTTCCGCTAGAACGCCTATAAATCTTTTCTGTTCCGCTAGCATATGAAAAATCTCCGTTTTTACCAGTAGGATTAGGTGGAGCACCTAATGTAGTTGAATACCAAGTCGCACCATCGTCTCCCGAAGGACCAGTAGGTCCCGTTGGTCCAGTAGGACCTGTTGGACCAGTTGGTCCAGTAGCACCATCAGAGCCGTTAGAGCCTGCAGGACCTGTAGGTCCAGTAGGTCCCGTGGGTCCTGTAGCACCATCATCACCATCAGCACCTGCAGGTCCCGTTGGTCCAGTCGGACCAGTCGGACCAGTTGGACCTGTGCCACCATCTGAACCCGAAGGTCCTGTAGGTCCTGCGGGTCCTGTTGGTCCTGTTGGTCCTGTGTTACCAGTAATGTCTACTAATTCGCCCCAAGTTCCAGAGGCTCTTTTATAAATTTTGTGTGTTAAGGTTGCGAATGCAAAATCGCCATTCTTACCTGTTGGATTAGGCGGTGCTCCCGCGGCACTAAACCAAGTTGCTCCATCACTTCCATCACTTCCATCACTTCCGCTAGGTCCAGTCGGACCAGTTGGTCCAGTAGGTCCCGTTGGACCTGTGGGACCTGTTGAGCCTGTTGCTCCGTCGTCGCCATCTGAGCCTGCAGGACCTGTCGGACCAGTTGGTCCTGTTGGACCCGTTGGTCCATTTGGTCCTGTTGGACCTGCAGGACCAGTAGGTCCTGTAGCACCTGTTAAATCTGACCTTTCAGCCCAACTACCACTTGATTTGTAATATACTTTATCTGTTGCTGATGAATATGCAAAGTCACCATTTTTACCTGTTGGTGCAGAAGGAGCACTTAAACTTGTAGATGAGTGCCAAGTTGCACCATCAGAGCCGTCAGAACCTGCAGGACCAGTAGGACCTGTAGGACCTGTAGGACCAGTAGGACCTGTTGCTCCGTCAGAACCATTACTACCTGATGGACCCGTGGGACCTGTAGGACCCGTGGGACCTGTAGGACCTGTTGCTCCGTCATCTCCGTCAGCACCTGCGGGTCCAGTTGGACCTGTGGGACCCGTGGGACCCGTGGGACCTGTAGGACCAGTTGAGCCTGATAGGTCTGATTGTTCTGCCCAAGAACCACTAGATTTATAGTAAATCTTCTCAGTTCCAGTATGGTATGCAAAGTCTCCGTTCTTACCAGTTCCACTTGGAGGTGCACCTACAGACGACGAATGAATCCAAGTCGCCCCGTCATCACCATCTGAACCCGAAGGTCCAGTTGGACCTGTAGGTCCCGTAGGACCCGTTGGTCCCGTTGGTCCTGTAGGACCTGTTGGTCCACTAGAAGTGTCGTCTGTAGTTAATATTCTTTTCCAAGTAGGCATTATTGAACCCTTTGCATACCGACAGGCTGTTCATAACTAGTTACTTCACCCGTCTTTTCTTCGTGTTTGATGATTATGTTATTCATTTTTTTAATAACACTAGCAACTCTTTCTGCGTGTATACCCTGAAAAGAAGATTTCTCAAAAATAGTTTTTACTAAAAGAGCCTCCTCTGGGTCTATCTTAGTCGGGTATACTGCCATTAATCAACTCTGATATACACTTGGTCTGTATCAGTTGCAACGTGAATAGAACCTATCGGTCCTACATCATCATTTGCAGGTGCTGTATTGGTAGCGTGATTAGTAGCAGTAGGTAAGTCAGCAACAAAAGAGTAAGTATCTCCAGAACCACTTGAGAATCTGAAATATTTTGCACTATCATCCCAAGCAAGACCTGCGTGATACCCTGCTGATGCAATTAAACCACCAGTAGCACTATCGTCAGGAGCACGTTTTATTATTAAACCACCATCTACTGATGTAGAACCAGTTATTCCGTGATTTAATAACATCGTAGAATCTTCTACCTGTACTGTTTCAGTATTAGTATGTGTGATTGTTCCGCTTACTGATAATTCAGCACAAGTAACAGTTCCTGTAGTAGTGAAGCCTGCCGCGGTAATTGTACCACTTGTACTATCACTCGCATCATTCTTTAAGAATGCGTCATCAACATTGACTGTTGCAGTACCAGAACTGTAACTAACTGATGCGTTAGTTCCACCTGCTACAATTACAACACCCTTGTTATCCGCCGCACTATCTTCGCAAGCGATTGTTAAAGTATCAGAGTCATCTGCAGAGGTATCAATACCTTCTCCACCTGCAATAGTCAGGCTTACATTACCGCTAGCACCTGATGCAGTAGCATCATCGTCTGCTGTAAGTGTAACTGCAGTAATATCACCAGATTCAGGTGTTTGCCATTCTGGTACACCAAGAAGACCTACTCTAAGACTTTTTCCAGATGTGCCTATAGCAAGTTTTGCTAGACTGCCATTAGCATCACTATAAAGTATGTCTCCTTTTGTGTATGTTGTTTCTCCTGTACCACCTTTTGCTTCCGCAAGTGCCGCTGAAAGAGAGGCGGCATTTCCTGTTGTGTTTTGGGTAATCGTGCCCGAACTGGACTCTGTTACCACCTTCTTCCAAGTTGCCATTATTTACTCCTTGTATCGAGTTAGTATGTTAAGACTATCCTGTAATTTGGTTTTACACGATAGTGCTGTTTCTAGGTTTTTACCATCGTGAGGTACGGCATCTATCATATTTAACAGATAACTAACCTCCTTGATGTTAAATTTTCCGTCATAACTCTCTTTCTCAACTCCCTCTTTTTTCAAATTAGACTTATTAGGTGTTAGAATGCTCATTTATTGCACTCCAAAAAACAAATCATCTCCATCTGAATACAATCCTCCCTTTACTGCTGTAGGAGCACTACCTAGAACATTAACTAAAAGTGCTCTATCGTGAGTAACTCCAAACAACGCATTATTACTACTATCTTTAAATTCAATGATATTGCCAGAGCCTACTGCTCCATCAGATTTCCATTCAAATCTGTTATCATTATCATAATCTTGACCCATTAAACTGTCCCAATTAGAGCCATCATAAACTTTTAGGACGCTATTATTACTATCATACCATAGGTTTCCAGTCACAGGACTTGATGGTGCAGATGCTGATGTCTCAACTCCGCCACCGCCAGAACTTATAACACCTCCGGGTGCAGTTCTTACTGTGAATGAATTACTTGGTCTAACATTAAAATTTGCCATTAACCTTCCTCTGTGCTAGCACTACTATCACTTTTTAGTGTTACATATGGTGAAACTAGAACATCTCCCTCTAGTAATCTTATTGTTTTAAATTGAACAGTAAAATTAGCGGCTCCACTAGTAGCAGTAGCATTTGCATTGCCATCTGCTTCAAAAGTAAAATTATTATCATCTACAATAGTAATGCTTTGAGTTCCATCAAAATCACCATTACTAAACCCTCCGGGCAAATTAGCAGAACTAGCAATAACAACTTTATCGTCGCTAGTAAGTCCGTGATTTACCCAATTTACCTCAACTGTAGCATCTCCATTAGCGGTAGTAAATGCGTTACCAGATGGATTATTGGTTTTTGTTTCTAACTCAACTAAATCCCAATACCATATACCAGTTGTTAATTGTCTTGTGATATTTTCTGGAAGTGTAATTGTTAATTTATTATCGGCAACCTTTTCTTTTATTGTAAAACTATACTTAGGAGATGCGTTAGTATAGGATGGTATTAA